GGAATGAAGTCAATGCAAGGTAACATGAATAGCGGAATCTTTGGAGCAGGATATAAAGATGATGAGGTTAGAGCAACCTCTAGAGCTAGAGGTGTTGCCGCAATTCAGAATAGTAGACTAAATGCTAGATCATTACTTGGATCAGAGGGTGCGATGATGGCTTCGCATTTCGGGTAGAATATATCATGGATAAAACTAAGGAATTTCGCAAAAGATTAGAAGGTCTCTCTAGAGATGATCTTTTAGAAATTATTAATGCGCAAGATCCAGAATATTCAAAACAGGTTAATAGAATTGAATGGGTTTTTAAAAATAAACTAAGCCATATAAATTGGGCTGATGGTACACCAGTTGAAGGTAGAGAATTTACAAATAGAGAATTATCCCTATTGATTGACGAACCTTTTGAAGTTGATAACAATTTATTAGACATGCGGAATATCAGCTGATCAACAAAGACAAATACATATATCTAAAGATCCATGTAGATGGGCTAAACATTTTCTTGGAGCAGAAACAAGAGTTTATCAAACTTTGATTTTACGTGACCCAGCATTAAGAAAAGTATTAAGAGCAGGTCGTCGTTTAGGAAAAACTTTCAGCATGGCTATTGCTTTGCTTCATTATAGTTATACCCATAAAGATGGAAGATGTTTAGTTATTGCTCCAATGAAATCTCATGTTGAATTAATTTATCAAGAAATTCTTAGACTAGCTTCTAAGAATGAAATAGTTATGAATTCAATTACAAGAAAAGTAACTAGTCCTCAATTTATGATTCAATTTTCTAATGGTTCTACGATTAGATTCTTTACGTCAGGCATGCGTTCAGGTGGCAAATCAGACGTAGCTCGTGGTCAGGAAGCGCATGTAATCGTGTTGGACGAAATGGACTACATGCACGCAGACGACCTTGACGCGCTCTACGCGATGCTACAGAAGACCGCAGAAGATCAACCGGACAAAGTACTCATTGGAGCTTCAACGCCAACTGGTAGAAGAGAAAGATTCTGGGAATGGTGCAGAAGCGCTAGATTTCAAGAGTTCTGGTTTCCATCGTATTGCAACCCTTATTTCTCTAAAGAACAAGAAGATGAATTTAGAGAGCAATACTCAGAGATGGGTTATCGTCATGAAATTGAAGCAGATTGGGGTGAAGACGCAGAAGGTGTATATCCTAGAAAGTTTATAGACAAAGCTTTCATAGAACCATCTTGGGAATATACTCCTGAAATACAATCAGCTAGATCATTTTATACAATTGGAGTTGACTGGGACAAATACGGAGCTGGAACAAACATAGTTGTATTAGAAACCTGTAATGAAAACTATGAAGACGAGAGATTTAGAAATAAAGTTAGAGTTGTATATAGAGAAGAAATTCCTAAGTCTGAATACACATTAACTAATGGAGTCAATAGAATTGTTGAATTAAATGAATCTTTTCACCCAAAGCACATTTATGTTGACCGTGGATACGGAGAAGTTCAAGTTGAGCTACTTAGAAAATATGGAACGGAAAACCCAAAATCAAATCTTAGAGATAGAGTTAAGGGAATAGGTTTTGGTGAATCTATAGAAATAAGAGATCCATACACTAAGCTTCCAATTAAAAAAGAAATTAAACCATACATGGTAGATAACTTAACTCAGTATCTTGAAAGGGAAGCTATTTTGTTTCCAGCTTCAGATGAAGAGCTTTATATGCAGTTGATTTCATATGTTGTTGTTAGAACCACTCAAATGGGAAGACCTATATTTGAAGCTGGTGGATCAGCCATGGATCACGCGCACGATGCCCTAATGCTAGCACTTCTTGCTATAACTCAAAATTATGGAGATTTTAGTAAATTAAAGGTAGCAAAAAATACAGAAAGTTTTTCAAATACATTCTTTATGCCGAAATCAAGCAGTATATCAGATGATGGAGAAAAAGAAACACCCGCTTCTGGTATTATGGTAACCACGCAAAGAAACGCTCCCCTAATGCCAAGTTTTGGTAAAAGAAAACCAGTAAAACGTGTTTCTAGAAAAATGTTTTAGGTAAAATATGTCATTAGTTAACAATATAGATAATCAAGTTTCAACGGAGCAAAAAGTAACTTTTGATTACTCATCAACTGAATCGTCTTCTCTTAGTTCGGTGGAATCAGCTTTTTCTAGAGGTGGAACAAATTCAGTTTTTCTTCAACCTGGAGTATCATATGGTAACGATCAGCCATACTCAGTGCCGTTACAGTCTCTTAGACAAGAAGCAAAAAATAGTCTTTCAGACTTACTTAAATTTTTGAAAGATTTAGAAGATCTATTAAGACAAGTAAAACTAGATCCTTTGAATAATTCAAACCTAGAAGAATCACACGCCTATGTTTGGGATGAGATCAATAAAGTTGATCACCCGTATCCAAAAATAGAAATAGAAGGATATGCAGGTAGTTTAAAATATCCTCGACCACCGTTCATATGTTTTGATCAGTATCTTTATGCAGAAGGAGTTCAGACAAGGGGTTATAGAAAATTTGTAAAAGAATATGATAATTTAATATCAAATACTACATTTGGTCACATTTACGATTTTAGAGAAATTATTAAGTATTTAGTAAACGAAACTAATTGCATCATAAGTTCTTTAGGTGCAGATTTTGGAGATAATTATGAAGATGACTCACAACAGCAGGTCGCGTCGTACTACTTATACTGGCTCAAAATGGCAATCCACTATAAGGAACTCTTTGCCAAATCAATCCAATCATCGCCAACAGGTTTGCCAGAAGCCGAAGTGGATAAAACAACTAAAAAACAAGCCGCTCAATTTCAAGCATTTTTTTCTATCAAAGTAAACTCTTTAACAACTATTATAGATAGTCAATTAGATACACTTCATAAAGACCTTGTAACTAACTGCAATGTATTTTATAGTAAATATTTAAGTCCATCATTGAGATTTAAGACAAAAGTAGTTTCCGACTTTGCCTTAGATATAAGAACTACAAATATGAAAACAGAATTACCTAGTTTATCGGAAGAAGCTGCAATAGCCTTATTGGCCGCAGAAGGAAATTTTAAATCTGTTTTAACTGATTTGCTAGAAAGAAGAAACAATACTTCAGCAAAGATAGATTCTTTATATCAGTCAATAGTTCAAAGAAGAAAATATACAAGTTTTATATCTCAACTTTCTGCAAAAGCTGTAAATAGAGAAAGAATTGTTACGGTAGAAACAGATTCAAATTACGCTGCCTTACTTTCGGGTTTATTTGTAGATGACTCTCAGGTAAATTCATTAAAATCCAGTCATTCACTTTTAGATGACCTCAATGAAGATAGTCACCCTCAGTATTTAATGAAGTCTGGCGGAATAATAACAGGGGATATAACAGTAGAAAACGGTGCAAAAATAGATGGAGTTAAAATAGGGGAGCACTCTCATTCTGGATCAGATGGATCTGCAAGAATAAGGTCTATAGACATAGATTATGAGTCGGTAAGAAATGAGATTAATTTACAACAAATTAATTCAGCCGCAAAAGAAGTTGTTATTAAAATAGATTCGATTACACCTGATATACTAATAGGCGGAGTTCCAGTTGCTGATGTTAATATCAGTATTGATATACCAGATGAATATAAGGATAAATACGATTTTGAAATACTATATATAGAGTTATAATATGGCCTGGTTTAAATATTTAGATAACACAAGTAACTTAGCAAGTCCTCAACAAAAGGTTTATGTTACTCCACCTTTAAAAAGACGGAGTAATCATAGATCAATTAAAGGACTCTATAAGAGCTAATGATTGGTTATTTACAGATATTGGAAATAACGAATTAAATTATGTTTATGATACTAATCTACTTAAAGTTGAACAAGATCATTCATATTTAGTCGTTTACGAAAATGCCTATGTTTCAACAACTGAAGCATCAACTCCTGTGGTTACTAAAATTGTTGATAATGTAATTTACTTTAAAGCCGCAAAGAACCATGAGGTAAATACTCTTCCAGACGGAAGCTACAGTATATATTATGGATCTGATTATATTAAATATATTCATGCAACGCCAGTTACATCAAATTCAGTAACCTCTTATGAATACATAGAATATCCAACAACTACGATTACCTCACTTGAGGCAAGTCCTGGTTACAGCATCTATTACAGTGCTACTCCACCAAGTATTGATTTATATGATACTGAGATTAATAAAAATTCTATCGGATACTATAGATTGGCATACTTTAATGATGGGACGGACTGGATTAATAACCTTTCAACAAAAGTTGGATCTAAAATAGTAGGAACTTTTAGTGGTCCAAATATTAAGATAACTGGAGTAGTTGGTCCAGCATATGGTAAGTGTAAAATTAGAATAACTACAAAGTATGAGTCTTCATCAGAAACTGAAAATATAGTTTTAGATTGGTATGAAGTTGATTGTTATTCGACCGAAGAAAAAGAATCAGTAATTTTTCAAAAAAATGATTTAGAATATCTTGATTATACTTTAGAGATTGAAACTTTATCAGATAAAAATATTTTATCGGCTAATAATCAAATATTTATAAGTAAAATAAGTTTTTTAAGAAATTTTTATTTTTCTTTAGATGATCAAGAAATAAATCCAGATTTGACCTTTAAGTCGATAGGAGGATTGAGATAATGGCTACAATTAAGAAAACTATACAAAATTTAAAACCAGGAAAACAATATCTTTTAACGGTTAAACCAAAAGATGTAGAGCTAAACGTTCTTTTAGATCCAGCTTCAGCTGTTAGATTTACCGTTCCAGCCGATCTTACCCAACCAGCAGAGCTTGGTGATCTCACAATAGTTGGAAATTACAAATCTATAATGATTAGTTTTAATCCCTCTAATGAATCAGACTTAAGAGGATATAATTACGAAGTATATCTTCCAGAAGATATTAGTCAAAGTGGTTCAACTTATGTAATTAATTCTGGAGCAACTCCTTACCTTTCTGGTTTTTCAGCATCAAATGTTATTACCGTAGATGTTCCACAAAACTCAGAAACAACAAATAATGTTGACTCCAACACTGGTGTTACAACTGTAGTAACAACAGAAAAACTTTACTTCGCTAGAGTGCAATCTGTTGATACAAGTAATAATCTTTCTAGTTGGACCCCAATTGTTGCATCCACTGCAACAACCTTTATTGAATCTGCACATATCGTAGATCTAACCGCATCAAAAATTACAGCTGGAACAATTGGCGCACATACAATTACAATGGCTGGTGGAACTTCTATCATAAAATCTTCTACATTTGATGGAGTTGATGTTGGTGGCGGAAGCTATGCAAATGCTACAACAGGTTGGTTAATCAATGGTAGTGGTAGAGCATACTTCTACGATGCTACAATTGCTGGAAGTATTGACATTGGCGGATTTGACTCTGGTTCTTTTCATGTTGATAGTGAAGGAAACCTTTGGTTAGGTTCTGGAACGCTAGTTAATGCTCCGTTTAAAGTTCTTAAAGAAGGTGATGTTACAGCAAATACGATAACTACTAAGAACTTAACATTAACTGGAGATACAGTTATGTCAAGTAACTCAAAGATTTTTCTTGGTAATGGAGAATATAGCAATAC